ACTTAGGTTAATATTTGTTCTTGACGGACTTCTTTTTTGGACTTATATGTATAACTTCATAAACGAAAAGAGGTTTTAAGAATGCCAAAATTAGACAGAGTAGTATCCGATCATGCTTACCATATCCGCTTCATTGGTGTTAAGGGTAAGCAATCATCTATGACGATTATCACAAACTTAATACCATGTGGAACTCGTGAAGAAATGGTAACTCAGCTTTCTTACTTGAGCGGGCAGTCGGTAATTGAGTATGGTTATTTAGGTGGTTCGGCTTGATTCTGTGAGTTTGTTAATTGTTGCCGAACGTATTACGGCACANNAAACCCCTTCGCATACTAGGTGTTGAAGGGGTTTTTCATTTCTTATTCGGGGTGTTTATGACAGACAAAGTACAAGCTAAACAAGACTTAGAATTTTGCAGTACTGAGCTGTCTAAGTACCAAAACTTAAGTCGATCGGGTTTGACACGTAATGAGTTGCTGGCGATCGATGGCATTATGATTAAGCTGAAAGAGCGGATTAAGAATTTGCGACTGGCTTTGTATATATGATTTATTTCTCAAAACTCTTGAATAGTATGAATTAATCCCAAAGTATTAATTTCATTATGATTACTTTAAGAGAAAAAGATGAGCGAAGAGCGTAAACCAAAATACGAAATCGGTGACATTGTAAAGTTGAATGCTGGTGGTCCAGATATGACGATTTTACGTAGAAAACGACATACTCCATTTAAAGGCTCCTCATACTTTACGGGACTTTATGAGTGCCAATGGTTTGCAGGAAAAAAACTAGATTCTGGTGAATTTCAAGAGGCAAGCCTGATACTCGTTAAAAGCCAAAGTGAAGCTAATGAAGCTTGATGATGTCATCCAGTGGATGTTGGCTAACCTCGAAAAAGATGGTTGTTTATATCAAGAAGATGTTGTTGATTTCCTTGTTAAGAATGATCAAATGGATCTGTTGAAAGAGAATGCAGATGGAAATTTGGCTTTAAAATTAAGTGTAAATAGCGCCTTCAAGAAAGAAACTGAACATAATGTGGTTTGGGTGAAGCCTGATCGTTATTGGCGTTATAGAGTACCTGAAGATGAACCTGGTCGAGAGGCTAGGGGGTAAAAAATTAGCTGCCAACTGGCGGCTTTTTTATTAGGTGTAATTTATGGATCCCAAGACCTACAAGGCCCTTACAAAAAAACAGGCTCCTAAAACTAAACCTCGCACCAAGCCGCTACCTAAGGCAAAACTGAAATATTTAGAAGCTGAAGAAATCTTATTCCAAGAATTAGAAGAACACTTAATTGGGTATGAGCGTAAATTTCAATTTGAATCTACTAAAAATTGGCGGTTTGATTTCTACATTGTGAAGCTAAGACTTCTTGTGGAAATATCTGGCAGTCCATGGTCAGTTGGTCGTGGTGGTCAAAAAGTAGCAAATGCATATTGCAAATATAATGTTGCTGAGGAGATGGGATACAAACTTGCACGTCTCGAACCTCATCAAATTGAATCGGGTTATGCAATTAGTTGGATTCAAAATCAGTTAGTGAGATTAGAGGATGAGCAAAATCAGACCATTCCCGCCAACGGATCTGATTGATCAGGCGGAGGAAGAAGAAGCAATACGCTTAGCGCCCGCCGTGGAATTAAAAGATTGGGTGATTCAAAACTTCTTAACCCTTGGTGGTGAACTTCATAATCCAGACCACGACCACATTGCTGAGCTGATTCACGATGATGAAACTTTCTTGGCATTTGCTTGGGCATCATCTGCATGTATGGCAAAGAAACGTATGGTGCTTGGTCAATGTGAAAAAGTGATGTTTAACCAAGGTGGATGGAAGAAAGCACGCCAGGAACAACAGATGCGGGATTGGTTTGGTTATGTACCTGTTTATCTCATTACTATCGATGCAAGCTTTTGTGAAAACTCTAATGATCGTGACTTCTGTGCTTTGATCGAGCATGAGCTTTACCACATTGGTGTTGAGCGTGATGAAGATGGCGAAATCATCTATAGCGACCATACTGGATTGCCGAAGCATCACTTAGCCGCTCATGATGTAGAAGAGTTCATTGGTGTAGTCAAGCGCTGGGGAGCAAACGAGAACGTCAAAAGGCTTGTTGAGGTTGCTAAGCAAGCGCCGTTTGTATCAGAGAAGAATATTGCTGCGTGTTGTGCGACCTGTCTAATTAATTGAGCCTTGTGGCTCTTTTTTTTGCCTATCTTGTACGACGTAGCACGACAAAGGTGAGTTTATGGCAGCACTAAAAGAGCCTGTGAAAATCTTTATAGTTCAGTCTCTTGCTTGCTTTGAAACACCTCAACAAGTTGCTGACTCAGTAGAAGAAACCTATAAGATTAAAATCGATCGGAAGCAATGCCATAGTTATGACCCAACAAAGTATGCAGGGCGGAACCTAAGTAAAAAATTAAAAGATCTCTTTTATGAAACGCGAAAGAAGTTTCAAGAAAACATCTTGGATATTCCAATCGCTAACAAAGCATTTCGGCTTAAGGAGCTTCAGAACATGTATGAGGACTCAGGCCGCAATAAAAGAGCAAAACAGAACCTTTTAAAACAGGCGTTCCAAGAGACAGATGGTCGTGTAAGCCGCCAAGAAATCACAGGTGCTAATGGTGGAACCATTAAAACCGAGACTGAACAAAAGCAGACTCAGCCAACATACACCCCTGACGAACTGGCAAACATGACACCTCAGGAACTTTCACGTTTAGTAATTAATGGCAAGTTATGACTTATGCGCTAGAAGAGATAACTCCATTAATCAGGCAGTGGACTATCGAGACACGCTTGCCTGAGGTGGTTGCGGAGATGACGCGCCGTTATTACTACAAAGCAGTCACAGAGCAGAATGAATTAAGCCAACAGGCAGAAATCTACAAGTGCAGGAACGATCCAGCGCATTGGTTCAATCATTGGGTATGGACTTACGATCCACGCGGCATGGCATTTGGTTTGCCTGCCAATATCCCATTTGTACTACGACCTAAACAGGTGGAATTGGTTGATTGGCTTATTCAGCGCGAGAACACTCAGACTCATGGCTTGATTGAGAAATCTCGTGATGAGGGGATGAGTTATGTCGTTCTGGGATTCTTCTTACATCGGTGGCTATTTGTTGAAGGCTTTGCGGGTGGTGTGGGAAGCCGAAAAGAGGAATTAGTAGATAAAAAGGGCGACCCTAAAACGCTATTCCATAAGTTTAGGGATATGTTTGAGAAGCTGCCTGATTGGATGAAGCCAAAGCAATTCAATCGCCGTGACCATGATAACTACATGCGTATCGTGAATCCTGATAATGGAGCAACCATTACAGGTGAGGCTGGCGATAACATTGGCCGTGGTGGTCGTACTTCGATGTACTTTCTTGATGAATGGGCTTTCGTAGAGCGTCAGGAAGCTGTAGACGCTGCAATCTCTCAGAACACCAACGTGCACATCAAAGGATCCACTCCGAATGGTATTGGTGATCGATTCCATCAAGACCGATTCAGTGGACGTTATGCAGTATTCACCATGCCATGGCGTGCAAACCCAGATAAGAATTGGACTGTTAGCTATAACGGAGTTTCGATTTACCCCTGGTATGAAAAGCAGTTGGCCACATTGGATGATGTTGTTTTGGCACAGGAAGTTGATATCAACTATGCGGCATCGGTTGAAGGTGTGCTTATTCCAAGCTCTTGGGTACAGGCTGCGATCGATGCACATCTCAAGCTTGGGATTGAGGCAACTGGCGATCGTATTGGTGGCCTAGATGTAGCAGATGAAGGTAAGGATAAGAACTCATTTGCTGGTCGTCACGGCATTGTCCTGGACTATCTAGATACATGGTCAGGCAAAGGTGATGACATCTTTGGTACTACGCAAAAAGCCATGGATATCTCGATTGAGCGATCGATAGATACCATGTTCTATGATGCTGATGGTTTAGGTGCTGGGGTGCGTGGTGATTCTCGTGTGATCAATGATCAGCAACGTGAGAAAGGATTGCCTGAGGTAAATGTGGAGCCATTCCGAGGATCGGGCTCAGTGCATGATCCTGAAAGTGAAATGGTTGAGAGTCGTTTGAATAAAGACTTCTTTGCCAACCTTAAGGCTCAATCATGGTGGCATTTGCGTTTACGCTTCCAGGAGACATATAGAGCGATCAATGGTCGTGAATATGATCCCGATATGCTTATTTCGTTATCAAGTGCAGACATAAACAGTAAAGAGCTTGCGCTTCTGACCACCGAATTATCACAGCCAACTTATAAGAAGAATGGCACTGGCAAAATTCTAGTAGACAAACAACCTGATGGCACCGCTTCACCTAACCGAGCGGATGGCGTCATGATTTGTTTTAACCCTCAAATTTCAAGCATCAACGTTTGGAATAAGCTTTAATTCGAGAAAATTATGGGACTCTTTAAATTTACTGCGGATAGTTTTCAAAACTTCGCGGCTCGGGTTGGCTTGGGTGCAGGAAGCCAACATGATCAGTCTGGATATGGATTTAATTACCTTAGCCGCAATCGTACAAAGCTTGAAGCAATGTATCGATCTTCTTGGGTGGTTGGTCAGGTGGTTGATGTTGTTGCTGATGATATGACGCGTGAAGGCATAAACATGCGAGGCTTGGAGCCTGAGGGTGCCGAGGAAATCAATCAAGAGCTAGATCGGTTGCAGGTATGGGATAAGCTTAACGAAACCATCAAATGGTCCCGCCTTTATGGTGGTGCCATTGCCGTTATGCTGATTGATGGCCAGAACGTTTCAACACCACTCAACACCAATACGGTGGGTAAGGATCAGTTTAAGGGCTTATTAGTTTTAGATCGCTGGATGGTGCTCCCAACGCTTGAAGATCTGGTCACGGAGTATGGACCGCATTATGGAATGCCAAGATTCTATGATGTGATTACTGATTCAGTGGGTCTGTGTAATCAGCGCATTCACTACTCGCGTGTAATTCGCATGGATGGGGTGAAGCTACCATACTGGCAATCAATCGCTGAAAACCTTTGGGGACAGTCTGTTATTGAGCGCCTTGAAGATCGGCTTACAATTTTTGATAGTGCGACATTGGGTTCTGGCCAACTGGTTTATAAGGCTCATTTACGAACCTATAAGGTAGATAAGCTGCGAGACATCATTGCGGCTGGTGGGCGTGCTTATGAGGCATTGGTTAAGCAAATTGATCAAATACGCATGTGGCAATCTAACGAAGGCATGACCTTGATGGATTCTCGGGATGCTTTTGAGACTCACCAATACAGCTTTACTGGTTTAGATAATCTACTGATGCAGTTTGGCCAACAGATTGCTGGGGCAACTGGTATTCCATTGGTTCGTTTGTTTGGCCAATCACCTGCAGGTTTTAGTGCAACAGGTGAATCGGATCTCTCCAACTATTACGACAACATCAACCAGCAGCAAGAAGGTCGTATGCGTACGCCGTTGCAGACCTTACTCGAAGTGGTGTCCTTGTCTGTGATGGGTAAGCCGTTGCCTGACTCATTTAAGTTTGATTTTGCTTCCTTATGGCAGATTGATGAGAAGACCAAAGCTGATGTGGCCAACACGGTTGTTGATGCTGTGACCAAGGCTGAAGAGTCTGGATTGATCTCACGTAAGACTGCACTTAAGGAATTACGTCAGTCGAGTGAAGTCACAGGCATCTTCTCGCATATCACTGATGAGGAAATTGAAGATGCTGATGATGATCCACCTCCACCGAAAAGCGAGTTAGATGATGAAGAGTCAAATCAATCGGATAACACCGCATCGAGCCAGAAAGATGGAGATTCGATACAGTCAGCAGCTTAGAAAGATTGCTGGCTATGTCGATACGATCGTTAAGGGTTTTGATGTATCGGATCCTCGAAACTATCCATTAATTGCCACATCCCTGAATGAGTATTCCAATACGCTTCACCATTGGGCGCAGAATGCCGCTGGGCGAATTATCACTGATGTGGCATTACGTGATGAAAAGACTTGGTTGATCTACGCTCAGGACTTGTCACGAGGGGTTAGAGATCAGATTCGCAATACTAAGGTGGGTGGGGTTTATCAGGAATTGCTGAATGATCAGGTTCGCTTGATTAAGTCTCTGCCTCTTGAAGCAGCACAGCGGGTTCATGACCTATCCACTAGAGCATTGATCGAAGGTGGTCGGGCAAGTGAAATTTCAAGCCTGATTATGGCCACTGGCCATGTCACCAAGTCTAGAGCAAACACTATAGCAAGGACCGAGGTTAGTCGAGCAGCAAGTGTCTTTACTCAAGCGAGAGCGCAAAATCTTGGGTCTGAAGGATACAACTGGCACACCAGTGAGGATGTGGATGTTAGACCTAGTCATGATGAAATGAATGGCAAGTTTGTCTATTGGGATAAACCTCCAACCTTAGATCGCATGACAGGACATGCAGGATGTTTGCCGAATTGCCGATGTTTTGGGGAGCCAGTAATTCCAGATTTATTTTAGCTCACTTATGTTATGGTTATTAAATACTATACGTGGAAATTCTAGATGAAACATCAGTTCGGATTAAGAATGTTTAATGCCCAAACTGGGCTGCCAATGCAGAAACTATTTTTATATGAAACAGATAGCGAGCAATTAACGATAGATGATTTTATTGCTATCAATAGTAAGGATGAGCGTTATCAGCTGATTGTTCACTTTTATATTGGCTATATGAGCCGCGAAGATGCATTGGAGCAATATGATAAGTATTTATCCAGATAAATACTTGAAGAATGAAACCACCTTTTAGGTGGTTTTTTATTGCCTATTGAAAGGTGGGATATGTTTAAAAAGAAAGCCAAAACAAAGGCTACAAAGGATCGGTCAAACTTTCATACAACAGGTCAGATTGGTCGCACAAGAGAAACAACACCCGAGGGTTACTTATTGTGCCGTGATGTTCCAATCGCGCGACTGGGTAAGTTGATTTATGGCGATGGTGAGGTTCCAGTCACAGCAGACGATAAAGGATTAATCATTATTGAGCGTGATGAAGATGCTTTATTTAATCCCCAAACGATTGCAAGTTTTGAGGGTAAGCCTGTCACTGATGATCATCCTGATGATTGGGTAAGTCCTGAGAATCATAAAAGCCTTTCAAATGGGACTGCACATGATGTGCGCCGTGGGGAGGGCGTTGAATCAGATTATTTGCTTGCGGACCTCCTTATCACAGACAAAGACACAATTGACGCTGTGATAGATGGAAAGGTCGAAATCTCTTTGGGTTATGACGCTGATTACACCGAAATTAGCGTAGGAAAAGGGATTCAAACAAATATTTTTGGAAATCACATTGCTCTCGTTGATAAAGGGCGTTGTGGGTCACGTTGTTCAATTGGAGATAGCTTTATGGCTAAGAAGAAAATTAGTTTTGCTGATCGCATCCGCAATCTAGTTAAAACAAAGGATGCTGATGAGGCTGAGAAATTAGCCAAAGCGGTTGAAGATGAAGCGCCAGATATTAAAACTGAGGATGAGGATCCTGAGGAAGAATCAGGTACTCAAACTGGTGATGCAGCATTCCAAGCCGAAATGCGTAATTTCATGAAAACCATGGATACACGCATGAAGGCTATTGAAAAGAATAAAACCAAGGATTCTGAATCAGAAGAAACTGAAGATGATGATGAAGAGTCTGAAACTAAAGATGACATTCTTGGTGCTGAAAAAGCAGATAAATTATCAGAGGCGGGTGTTCAAAATCACACGGGTGACTCGCTTAAATTGGTTTTATCTCGTGCTGAGATTTTAGCGCCAGGTATTAAATTACCAACGACCGATAGTGCTAATAATGGCAAGGCTGTATTGAATGCCAAGCGAATGGCACTTAAGCAAGCATATGCGACTACAGATGGTCAGAAAGCAATTGCACCGTTTATTGGTGGTCTTACTGATTTTGACACTATGCCAGCCCATACAATCGATACAGCGTTTGTTGGTGCATCTGAGTTAATCAGACAGCAGAACAATGCCAAAGGCGTCCGCTCAGGTATTTCAACCAAAGACTTTGGGCGTGCTCCAGCAACTCCAGCGGATATTAACGCGCGTAACCGTGAATTTTGGAATAAAGGAAAATAAGCATGGGTAACTCAATTTTATATCGTATGCCTTCAGGCATTCCTGGTGATGTCTCTCGCAAGTCACATTCAACTATCGAAGCGCACATTGTTAAAACAGCAATTGCAGCATTCGGGGTGTTTGGAAAATTAACTGCAAATGGCTTTGCTCCTTTGGCTGCGGGTGATACTGCTAGTTCGGTTTATGGCTTGCTTGTTCGCTCATACCCAACACAATCTGCTTCAAATGCTATGGGTGCAGCGGTACCACAAACAGGCATCATGCATGACGTTTTGCGCCGTGGTTACATGACTGTACGTTGTAATGCTGGTACCGCAGCTGTAGCGGGTAAAGTTTATGTGCGTATCGATGCTGGCACAGAATTAAAGCCGATCGGCGGTATCGAAGCTGTAGCAGATGGTGCTAATACAGTTGAATTGACAAATGCTATGTTTATGCACGAAGCAGACGCGCAAGGCAACGTAGAAATCTCTTACAACATTTAAAAAATTAATCAGCATGAGTCAGGCGCAATAAGCGTCTTTTTTTATGCTTGGAGATAATGAAATATGAGTAAATTACTCTTAGCTACAACCGTTGCTCAAGCTGTAGCAATGGCAACTCCAATTCGCGCACGCACACGCGACCAAGGTGGCTTTCGCACTTTTGATGCTCGTACTGTAGACAGTACTGGTGCATTCCTGCTTGGGGAATTAGAGCGCTTAGATCAAACCATGCATGATCCATTGGTGAGCGTAACATGGGGGCGTGATATTGATTTACGTTCAGATGTTTCAATTGCTGACGAAACATCATCATTTACCAACTCATCATTTGCAGCCGCTGGTGGACCATCACCAACAGGTAAATCGTGGGTAGGAAAAAACACGGATGCTATTGCGAGTATCGCGCTTGATATTGGTAAAACAGCACAACCATTAACACTCTGGGCGACTCAAATTGGCTGGACTATTCCTGAACTTGAATCTGCAAAAGCAGTAGGTCGTCCTGTTGACTCTCAGAAGTATTCAGGCCTGCTGTTAAAGCACCAAATGGACATTGATGAGCAAGTTTATATCGGTGACAACGTAATCGGCGTTGAGGGTTTATTAAACTCATCAAAAGTGGGTGCAACCAACGTCAATGTTGCGTGGGCGACAGCCACACCACAACAAATCCTAGATGATGTAAACCTTGTGTTGAACAATGCTTGGTTGGCATCAGGCTTTGCTGTATGTCCTGACAAGCTGTTATTGCCGCCTGTTCAATTCAGTTTATTGACTTCACGCATTGTGAGCGAGGCGGGCAATATCTCGATTCTTGAGTTCCTGAAGCTTAATAGCTTAGCGAACAGTGTAAATGGACGACCTTTGGACATTCAGCCATCAAAATGGTGTGTTGGTCGTGGCGTGGGTAGCACAGACCGCATGATGTGCTATACGCAATCTGAAAACCGTGTTCGTTTCCCGATGGTGCCGTTGCAACGTACTCCGATTGAATATCGTGATTTACGTCAGCTCACAACTTACTTTGGTCGCCTAGGTGCGGTTGAATGGGTTTACCCTGAAACAGCTTATTACGCTGATGGTCTATAAGGAGATTGCTATGTCTAAGATGGTTCAAATCCTTTTGCCTAAACAGCTTACTGTCAACCTTGGTCGTAACGATCAAGGTCAGGCAAAAACTGTTGTCTTGCAGGCAGGCTTGCAAGAAGTAGAACAGGAAGTTGCTGAACATTGGTTTGTGAAAGCGCACGCCCAAGAGATTACCTCCAGCGATACGCAATCACATGAATTGCAGCAAGCATTGGATAAAGCGAATGGCGATCTACAAGTTCTTCAAGCCCAAGCTGATGCGGCAA